GGGCAAACCACCCTTCGTTATCTTATTTAGGTATTCTAAATCAAAGGGTACTCGCTTCTCCTTCATATGATAGAAGTCATAGCGAGGACCATAATCTTCTAGGAAGTCATGACCGATACTACTATCAAACGAAACTGCTAGTGCATCGGATAGGATCTTTGGAATAGAGCCCTTTGCCTTCGCACCTGTTTTGTCATCTAGAATCTTAATGCTCTCATAGATCGCATTGTGAATTGCTCTGTCTTGACAAAACTTTTCTGTCTGATTTAGTAACCAATCCGATTGTGTTAATGGATCAATATCTAATTCATCGATATAAGATTTACACGATTTGAAATGATCTTCATTAATATCATTACGGTTTGATAGATCAATTGATATTGCTTCCTTAGAAGGAATCTTGTTATACTTTTTTACATACGTATCAATCAAATCAAATAATGTACGTTCAGTATAATCAGTAAAGTAATCTATCTGTAAGAATGGAAGTGTCTTGCGTGTGAAATCTTCATTGAAAACTAGATTCGAAAGAATCGTTTTCTCAATCCTCATTCACATCCTCCTCATCCTGCATAATTGAACCTGTAGACAACGAATACTTCTTCTTAATGAAGTCAGCGAAATCGGTTTCCTTGAAGATCTTCATCCACAGTTCCTTGTTATCAACAATATCTGCGGCACGCATATTCTTAGAATCAATCACACCTGTATTTCGATCAACAAGCGCATACCAACCTGTCTTTGGCTTTGCAATGTAATTGCCCTCGATTGCAAGATCAAGCAATCCCGACCAACGGTTTATACCGCCTTCATATGAGATGGTGATAGGAATCTTACTCTTTTCCTTGACATAACGTGACTTCTCAATGTTGATGACGAAGTGATAACCCTTGATCTCCTTATCATCCTTTTCCTGCTGACGACCGAGGATCCAAATGTTATCGGAGCCATAATATGAACCCGTACCGCCACCGACAATATCCTTAGGATACAAACCGATTTCCTTGTAGGTGTGGTTGATCACTACCATAGGAATATCCTTGAGAGAAAGGTGTGGAGTAATCATACGGAACAATGACTTCAACTGCTTTGCACGAGACATGTCGGCGACTGACTTCTCCTCAAGCGCATCTTCAACTTCCTTCTTCGAAGCAAGATTACCAATGGAGTCAATCACAATCATAACATGCTCGCCACGCTGCAGTTCCTTCATCTGCTTCATAATGTCGAACTTGAGTTCTTCAATATCAGTGATCGGCGTATGGACAACTGCGTCAAACGGAATGCCGTATGACTGGAAATATGTTTGTGGTGTGCCGAACTCAGAATCATAGAAAAGAATAACGCCATCGCTATACTTCTTAAGGAATGCAGCAGCGAGAAGCAATGCGAAACCTGTCTTGAAGTGCTTTGACGGTCCTGCAAGCATAGTCAATCCAGGAGTAATACCACCATCAACAGATCCTGACAACGCAACATTTATCATCGGAACCGAAGTAGGAATCATATCCTTCTTCGTAAAAATCTTGCTGTCTGCTAATGTATCTGTAAATTCGATTGTGCTGTTTTTGATTAACTTATCTCTAAGTGACATTGGTACCTCATTAAAATTTCATTATGGAATTTTCATCAATCTCAACAGTACCTTTTTTGCGAGGACGTCCACGCTTTTTCTCAGGTGCAGGGAGTATAGTTTTTTGTATCATAGGTCTTTTATTTTGTAAACCGATATTTGCAGCGATCAATAAAAGAACTGCCAAAGGATCAAACACCATAACAAGTATAATAATGACCCAGCGAACTGCTGCTTCTAATTGATTTTTATCTGCATTTGAGTAAATTAGCTCAGCGATATACTTGAGCGGTCCTACTTCCGCTTCTAGTTTTGTTTGTTCTACAGAAAGTTTTGTTTTTTCATCTTGCAAAACATCAATTGCTTTTAGTGCATCATCGATGGTTGCCTGTAACTGAGCACGCTCTTCTTTTTGCTTTTCTCTAACGGCAATAGCTCCATCCTTGCCACGCATACGGTTTGCGTCCTGAAGAACCTTTACAGAGTTATCTAGTTGCTGAATAACAATGTTTGCGTCTGAAATCTTCTTATTTTCACGCTCTATTCGTGAATCTATCTGTTGTATTAGAACAGTGTTATCAGAAGTGCTTATTGTTTGCTCAATATGTGCCTTTGATAGGAATCCAAAGATACCCATGCTTGTGATGAACATAAGAACGATGACTGCAGTTGTCAAGTAATACTTGATAACTTTAGGTGCTATATGCCAGTTGCGATACAACCATGATGCAGTGACAACCTTGCCTATTTCAAGTGATGTGCCCATAATAACAACAGGCCAAAATGAAGCAGAAAAGATGGCAGTCAATCCTATGATTGAATACCACCCTGCAACACCAGACAGTGTTAATGCTACTAATAGAGCTATGTAGTTGATCATTGCTTTAAATATGCATCCAGTTTTGCTTTAAATGCTTTCATCTTAGCAGCACGATCAGGCCAATACACATATTCTTTCGTAGGATCAAGCATCAAATTATTAATCAATGGTGTTATCATTTTGACTAAACCATCTAATTTTGCCTGTGCCTGTGCATTTGTCATCTGCACCGTTTGAGCTAATTGTGCTGCCTCTGCCGCTTTCGCTGCCGCCGTCTTTTGCTGCTGTGCTAGTTCTTCAGCGAGCTGCGACTCGATTGTTTTTAATTCTGCTTCACTAACAAGCGAGAATCCAAAATCATCTTCTTCATTTAATTTTACGACCATAGTGTCCTCTTAGGAATCTGTATCAATAGGCTGTGGTCGTGGAACCTTAGGCTTTTCATCATTTACAGTTCGCATTGCCTCATGCCATCCACGAGCAAACCCATCACGGTCTCCGTCTTTGTATCCGTCTCTGTAACCTAATTCATAATCGTCATTCATTAAAAGAAATCCTCTATAGTGATTGTTTGTTCAGTATTCCATCCAATAGCACTTAGAATATTTCTAAGCGGATCAAGGTAAGATTTTTCAAATTGCATATCATAGTCAACATAGTTTTGAAGGCCCAACTGCTTGGGCATCACACTAGGAACTGAGATTACAGTATCATGGATCGGGTTAGGCATCTTCAAGTAAGCGAACTTGATTTTATCGCCTTCCGAGATTCTAGGATACTTCTTTCCCAAATTTTTCTGATCAAGCAACTTGTTATAGAGAAGAGCACCCTTAACATGGATAGGTGTACCCTTCCTATAAATTTGACTTGCATCCGTATATTTATTGACACCTTTACAACCCCGAGGAAATGCAATGTCCTCAAACGGAAGTTTGTTAAACTCAACTCTGAAGGTGTCGATGAACTCATGTAGAGTCTTCTCATCTTTATTCATAATAATAGACAGTGACTTCTTAATGTTTGAACGTACCGAAGAAGGAGTGGAGGATCTAACTGCTTCGATGCCTTGCATCTTCAATTTAGGCTCTGCGTACTCGACACCTTCATTGTTGTACACATTTAGAATATAGCGCTTCTTGGCGACCCAAATACCCTTATTAGCGATTGCCTCACGCTTCATCTTCATTTTCTGATCAAATGCATTAACGTAATCAGCGAGTGCCTGGTAGCAACTATCAATGTAAGGTTCAATTTTCTCACTGCATACTTTATCCAGGAACTTTGAGATTTCATTGTCACTCGGAGGTTTATCTCGGTTAGCAAACACCGTAGAGACCAATTTATCAAGAGTAATGTACATCGAGTCCGTATCGCATGCCAGGACATAATCAACCTCATTCGTTTTGAACAACTTATTTAAGTATATATTGATCTTCTTCTCAATCCAACGAATGGCCAACTGACCAGACAGCGTGATAGCGGAGGCATGGTTCATGTCGAACCAACGAAAATACTGATTGCCCAGAGCACCATAAGCAGAGTTCAACTGAATCTTCTTTGCCATCTGCATATTGTGATAGCGAGATATGTCTTTATTCGCTTGCTCCGAATGTGTTTTCTCGTATTCCTTCTTTGCCTCGATCATCTTTTGTTTGAAGATAACACGATCATCATACATCTTCTGCATCAACTCAGCGAGGAATCCTTGCTTCTCATTGCTATAGACACATAAGTTCGCTGCAATAGAACATCCTTCAAACTCATCACGAATACTGTTTAGTTTGCCAGACAGAATACCATCAACGTCAATATCATAAGGCAGACGTTTGACAAACGTATCTGGTGAGATGTTATACTGCATGATCAAATGTGGGTACAGCGAGTTCAAGTCAAAAGACACGACCCATTTGTGTAGACCTACCTGAGGTTCTTTCACAAACCCACCAGGAAGTTCTTCTGTGCTAGGATTACTCTCAAACTGCGGAATCACAATTTTCTTATCAAGAAGATAGTTATGAATGATAACGTCCCATGGTTTCACAGAAGCAAAAGTATCTTCATAGTTAACCTTTGCATCATATGCAAGAGCGTATACCAGTTCTAGCAACTTCAACTTGTCATCAAGGCGGGTGACCAGATCAACGTCTTTGATGTTGTAGTCGATAAACTTTTGATAGTCATTCTTATACAGATCAAGGAGCGACTCATACTCAGAGTAGTCAAGTTTCTTTTCACCCAATTCCTCAAAGGCAATATTGTTCAAACTATAAGATTCCTGTTGAACGTAGGTATGCTTACGATACAACTGTAGATAATCTAGAACAGCGATACCCATCGGGCGGAACGTCTGCACTTTGTGACCACGACTCTCGACTTCGTTCTCCTCAAGGATCTTCCATGGAGAAAGTTTCTTTGCTTCATGTTCTCCTAAAAGATTTCTGATACGGTTGACTAGATAAGGAATGTCGAAGAACTCGATGTTCCATCCAGTGATAATGTCGGGGTTCCAGGTAGGCATGTTCCACACCTTCACAAAGTTTGTGAGAAGTGTATGCTCGTCCTTACACTTTAGATACTTGACCTTATCGCTTGAGGGACTATAGTCACCGCAACCCATAACGATATACTCATCCTTACGCTTGAGTGTAATAGCAGTTACGGGATTATCTGCTTTCTGAATATCGGGAAATCCTTCATCGGATGCAACCTCGATGTCCATAGTAATGACATTGATCTTTGCAGGGTCATAGACGATTTCACCCGGATATTCATCATAGATAAACGTATATGCGAAGCGGTCAAACCCATACACAGTCATTCCCTCAACGTCTTTATACGTCTTGAGAAAGTCACGGGCCTCGCTAGGAGAGTCAAACATCAACTTATCTACAGGTTTACCCTGCATAGTGCGATACTTGGTATTGCCTGTCTTGGATGTTATGAAAAGATAGGGCTGGTATGGAATAGATTCCTGGATACGCTCACCATTCTCATATCCACGCAATAGAATATTGTTTCGAACTAAATTAACACTCGTATAAAACTTCATGGACCCTCACAATAAAATATGACACATACTACAACATTATGAAGTATGTGTCAACTAAAATGTGTTAAAGATAGTAATTATGGTAGAGGTATTAGACCTTTTTCAGCTAGGTAACCTTCCTCACCTATGGTTCCCTCATCCTTAAATTCTGCAACAAATTCTTCAATGCCGGGAATGACACCGATGTGTTCTTTCTTGATGTAAATGAACAATGGGCGACTGATCGGATAGGATCCGTCTGCAATCGTTTCAAATGAAGGTGCAACATTATTAATCGCTACAGCCTTAATGATGCTAGCATTTTCTTCTAGGAAAGAGTAACCAAAAATACCCAATGCATTATGATTTGCTTCAAGTTTCTGTACAATCAAATTGTCATTTTCACCTGCTTCAACATATGCACCATCTTCACGCATTGACCGACAATACATCTTTTCATCATCGGGGGTGACCGTCAAAGCGTTTTCAGCTATTACTCTCTTACACTCCTTTTCAAGAACCAATTCAACGAACGAGTCACGAGTTCCTGAGGTTGGCGGAGGTCCTAGCACTTCTATCTTATTAGAAGGGAGAGCAGAACCAAGATCATTCCATGTCTTTGTAGGATTTTCGATCCACTGACCATCGACATAAACATACTTTGCAAGTGCCATATAAAGAACCTGGGTTGAAATAACAATATCAGGATCTTCCTTTGACATTGCTAAAACAATACCATCAAATCCAATTTTGATCTCTTCTGCTGTAACGCCGTTTGTCTTACAAGTTTCAATCTCACCTTCTTTTATTGGTCTAGAAGCGTTGACTGCATCTGGCGTATCTTCACCTGCACCTGCACAGAACAATTTAAATCCGCCACCAGTCCCCGTAGCCTCTACAATAGGGGTAGGCATACCTGTTCTTTTGCCAAAATTTTCAGCTACAGTTGTCGTAAAGGGATATACTGTGCTGCTACCTACAATACGAATTGTATCACGGGCATACGCTGCGTTTGTGCCAAAGGCAAAAAGAACAGCGGCGAGTGTCATCATAGTTTTATTCATTGTTTCTCCATAAAAAAGACGAGGGGTTTCCCCCTCGCCGGTTGCTTAATGGCTATTTAACCACTCCCACTCTTCAATAGAATATATAGCCATATTAATATCTCCTATTGTTTGTGAACCATACATTTTCAAGATATTCCAAATGTTCACGGGAAGTTGCTTGTCCTAAAAAATCGTTCATGCGTTGTTCATATGATTTAGGTCTGAACAACCCATCAAATAGATACTTCCATGCTTGTATCACTTCTGATACTCACTTAGGAATTGCTTTGTGCTTTCAGAATTGATTTCTTCTGTCTTGCCACCTGCAGGTTCATTGATATTGATCTTGCGTGGCTTTTTAGATTCAGGAATAATATTCTCAAGCCACACCTTCAACATACCATTTAGCAATTCGGCATTCTTAATTTCAACGGTGTCTGCAAGAGAGAATGAACGAGTAAATGCACGGTCGGCAATACCCTTGTGAAGATAGGTAACATCAACACCGTCCTTGACAAGTGTATCAAGTGTGGTGTTACCCTTAATAGTCAAAACGCCATCATGCATTTCAAGATCAATGTCATGCTTGCCAAAACCGGCAACAGCAAGTTCGATGACATACTTATTTTCGTCTACTTTCTTGATATTGTATGGGGGATAATTTGCAGCCATCTTTGAGATAGTTTTTTGGGCTGCTTCTAGGTTCTTGAACATTTGATCGAACCCGATTGAAGAAGGTAGAAGGCTCTTTGAGAAAGAGAAAGGATCTGTGTAATAGTCTTTAGTCATATGTGACCTCCAATTATGCAAGGTTAATGTACGCTTCCCATTTGGCGAAGCAATTGGTGACCCCTCACTGGCGTTGGAGCCATCCCCACGATTTTCCTGTCACACCTAATGAAGCTTCCTTAGACGCAGGACAGACTGTTGTACACCAGCCGTGGTGGAAATGAGGACTATCCCGTACACGGCAGTGCAGAGGGGATAGCCATAACTTGGTTGCGGGAGTGGGATTCGAACCGCACGTTCTGCTGAGTATGAGCCAACCGAGATGACCGCTTCTCTATCCCGCAATATACATTATATATACGAGTTAACCGTTAAATTGTCAACCACAAACTAATTTATTTTGTATGTAGGATTTACATTTATAGATAAACTGATGCCATCTCTTATGACATTTAGAGTGACGGGTTCTTCATAATCAATAGTTGATAATCTAAAAATAAGATCTGAGATTGTTGATACGGGAAATAACCCGTCCTTAATTTTTATAGAAACAATCTTGTCACCTTCTTTTAGTTCTGATTGTGCTGCTGGTTTAGTCGGATCTATTTCTTTAATAACATTTCCGTTTTCAAGAGACACACCTATGACTGCCCAGCGAACCTCTTTGTACTTCTCCATGTCACTCATAACTTTTTCTACTAGAATAGTAGGTATAGCTAGTCCGTAACTGCCGCCTTCGTTTGCAATCATGTTTGAATTTATACCTATAACATGACCGCTACTATCCACTAGAGGACCACCGGAGTTGCCGTTATACACATGAGCATCTGTTTGAATGAAGAAATTATTACTGCCTGGTTTTTGAAGAAGGTCTTTTGATATTATGCCTTTGCTAACCGACCAAAATAGACCCCATGGGTGTCCTATTGCATACACATCCTCTAACAAGTCATACCTTGTTGTTAGCGGAAGAATATCATATTTGTTTTCTTTCTTGAACTTTTCCCAGTCCTTAATCTTTATGGCTGCTACGTCTGACGCTTTGTCAGCGTATATGACTTCTGCAGTGTATGTTGTCTCGTTACTTTCAACTGCTATCTCTATCTTGGTTGCGCTTTCGATAACATGATTGTTGGTCAATATGAAGTTTTCTTTAATAAAGAATCCTGTGCCTACTGCACCGCCCTGTTTACCTGCTGTGTCAGCGTTTGTTTCAACGAGTACGGCAACCACACCATCCTTTGCGTGATTGATTGTTGATTGGACAGTAGCACATGCAGTTATTATAAGTGCACTTAGCGATAGGACTATTACCTTTAGCGTATTCATTTAATTCTTCCTTAATATTTCATTAGGTGGAATTATATTCACTGATGGCACATCATAATCGTCAGCACCTTTTGTGTTGCTATTTAATTCTTTATCTGTACTTTTGCCTGTTGCTTCAACTTCCGTACCATCACCCTCTGAACTCAATTCTACAGTCATGCCCATTTCAATTTGTTTCTTTGCGTCTTCAAAAATCTCTTTTGATTTTTTGGTGTAAGGTATCACATATGATCTGGGTGCTGTTAGTTGTTGTTTGTAATGAAAAACCTTTTGATACAAACTTTCTTCTTTCTTCTCATCATATACCCACAAGTATATTGCACCTTCATGTGTATCATTGGGCTCTAGTATCTCGACAGCGACAAGTGTGCCTTTCAGTATCTTATCACTGGATGGCCAACCCTTATACGTGTCTATAGAAAAATAAATCGCACTTGAAACAAGAAA